AAAGAAAAATCCTTGGTCCAGTTGTCCGAACAGACGCAAGAGGAAGCCCTGGATCATAGATCTATAGTGACACGGCTTTGTGGAGATAAAACGGCTCTTAGAAAGTGGGCTAAGATGATGGGAAATCCTGTCATAAAATATGTAATCCGGCATATTACTCCTCAAATTGATGATCAAATGATGACTTACGACCTGACGCTACATGGTGGTGATGTACAACGAGTCCTTAAAAGACCACATCAAACATATGAAACACTGCAGTTAGCATCACTTATACGTATTGGCAGGATCTATGAGATATCTATGGTCAAAGGTCAGAAACGATTAGGGTTGAAAGGTCAATATCGTTTTGTGGATCCGGTGGAACGTGAAATATACATGACATCTTGTAATATGTATCCTATGGTAATTCCAGATATGCCTCGTCAATGGAATCCTCCTGACCGACCTTTTGAATTTGTTAACCCATATATAGCTGAATCTACATTTTTGTGGGATAAAAAGTATCTTGGGGAATTTGTGGTTGATATAACGAAAGAAACATTGTGTTTGAATAATCACTTGGCCACAGGTATTTTTAATGTTGATGTGGTAATCCCCTCCTTGAAGCTGCTTTGTTGTAGAATATTATCTGCTTATAATTTATCATACGGAGGTACTAAAGATCATCCCTACGTGACTAATGTAGTATATCATGTACAAAAGGTTATGAGTTCAAGATTGCAAAAATTTCCAAAATCGTTTCCTTCTTTCAAACCGGGTTTTAATTTTGATTGTGTTCATCATGCATTTAATTATTATTATAATTATTGTGTTCGTTCTAAGAAGAAGGTTAAATGGTATTTTGAACCCAATGATATAAATTTGATTCCTTTTGGTAACAAAAAGAATGGTTTTGATGCTTGGCCTGATCTTCCAAAAATAAATACTGGTTATAACACATTTGAATTTACTAAACATCCAACTAAAAATCAAGCTATGATGTCTATTATCAGAGAGTTTAGAAATTTTATGGTTGCTGCTGCCGAAATGATTAAAGATGGTGCTGTGCCTGTCATAAAAGCCTTTAAACATTTTATTACATCATTGTCGTACAAAGAGGAAAATAGGTCTTGTATTGATGATGGAACACTTGCACCTGAGGCCGTAGCCGATTATGATTCTAAAGGAAGAATTTTTGCATTGCATAAGGATTCATTTTGGGGACGGCCTCTTGGTATGAGAAAAATAGAAAGAACCTATTATGAGGATGCAAATTTAATTTATCCTGGCTCTAGGAATTTTTCCGTACACAACGAAATAGGAACATCGTGGATCAAAGGTGGTGCAAAAATGAAATATGATGCGCTTTGGGGCGAATTAGGTGATGAATATGAGGAACAGCATCGGCCGTTGGATCCAACATATAGATCTTATAAATTGAAAAAGGAGGGGACACAAAAATTCTTCGAAGGAGATATTAAAGGTTTAGATACCTCAATTGGAGCTATGCAATTAGTATATTACCAAATGTTTGCAATGCAATGGGTACAGCGGGATGATAAAGATCCGTTTTATTTATTGTTTCAATGTATTCTTGAGGGTCTCGCTGAAATGTTGGCGGGGAAAACTGTGAGATGGTTGGAAGATTTTATGTTGATTTTGGGTTTTATGCCTTCCGGAAGTTTAGAAACATCTCATGGCAATTCGTGGATAATGATTAATTTTTATTGGTTGGCTTATATTTTTCATACTATGGCAACTGTTGATATAGATACAAGGAAATTGATATGGATGCTATTAATAGCAAGAAGGATAGTTGCTCTTTTCTTTGGAGATGATTTTATAGCATCTTGTCCTCGGAATCTTGATATTATTAGTATCGAGGGCTTTGCAGAATTTATATGGAAATTTTATGGTGTGGATATGAAACGCAAAGCTACATATAGTAGTTTAATATCATATTTTGTTGTTGCTAATTCCACTGTTGTGAGAACAATTTATCAAGGCCCTGCATATTTAAAAAGACAATTTGTGTTGTCAACTAATTTTTGCCTCGATAAGATGTTTCCTGAAATATCCCCTATAGTCCCATGGAGACCAATTGCACAATACAAATGGAGAATGAGTGTCCCTAAAGACAGAGGTTGTCAGGTGTTTAGGAATTTAAGTAGGTTGATAGGTCTTGCTTACGATACGTTAGGAATTGAACCTTTGGCTTTTGCCATGATAGAATTTAAATACAATTTGGAATATAATTTTTCCTGTAGTATTCATGGCAAGGTTATGATAGATCGAATGATACCAGAACTTATGAAGGAGGATCAGAAATATTTACTTAAAATTGGAATGCAAGGCATTCCTGAAAGATTTCCTTCATATTATGAAGTTTTGTGTTTAAATCATCTCGATGTGGAGTACCACAGGCCAAAACATAAAGAAACTCGTACTTGGCAGGAGAGTGTATTAGAGGTAGAATTATATTAGTTTAGGTTTGTTGATTTTCCCGCTAAGTGCCCGTAGTTAGCGGAGTGTCCGGACAAAAAAAAAAAAAAAAAAAA